CAATACCGATTGCCAAGGCATTGATTATGTCCTGAGCCGGAAACGCTGGCATCGTGTACATTCCTGCGACACCCAGCGCTGCCCCGACCGCCCCGCAGATAACCGGGATCACCTCGTCCTTGATCCTCACACTTGCTTTGCAGGCCATTCCGGCCAGATAGCATATTACTGTAATTCCTGCAACACTCGCAATTCCAAAATCCATAGTTTATTCCTCTCTTTCCAGATCGCTGATCCTGTGATTAACGACCTTTATCTGTTCCTGCATAACTGCCTGTGTTTCTTCAAGCTTAAAAGTCCGCTCAATCACCGTGTTATGCTTGTCTACTTTCTTCTCTAGCTGCTCCAGCCGGTAGGCGGTCAGTTTCGCTGACGCAAACACGCCGGCGAATGTGCCGATTGCACTGCCTCCCAGCCCGATCAGAGCCACCATTATCTCTGTAGGCATTTGTAAGCCCTCCTGTCAGTTATTCCGGATTCTCTTCCAGCCATTTTTCTGTCTTTGTTTTCCAAAACTTCGGCACATCATTAATCGTAATAATACCGCACCTGATCCGAGTCCCATAAAATGCTCCCATTAAATCATACCTCCTTCTGCTAGTGTTCCAACCACTTCACCAAGATCATTAATTGCCCCGTCCTGTACCGCCTTTCCTTCCTCCAGGGCGTCCAGGCGCTTTTCCTCGTCGTTTTTCTCACGTAGATTATACGTTGTAAGCACCGTACCATCTGCGGCCACCATGGACGTTTCAGACACAAGTACAAGGTTAGTATAATTGCCTACCACTAACCCATCACCATTCTTAATCTGCACTGCTGTGAGATTGTCAGGAGTCAGCGCCTCCCAGGTCGTTACCATGGCCGCCCGGTTTGCCGCCGCCACCTGTAAGGCTCCCAGGCTTGTGCCTGCCTCCAGTTCAATAATAGTTCCATTTTTTAAGATCATAGTGTCCTTCATGTACGGACTCCTTTCTCCCTTTTCGGGTATAAAAATAAGAGCCTTTCAGCTCTGATTAACGAGTTTCTTATTCATTTAAATAGTGATTTAGGTGAGGTTACAAATGGAAATACTCAACTCAAATCCAAATTATATACTGGTTCGGCCGCGTCGGGAATCGTCGTTACCAGCCGGAATAATCCCATATCGCTAGAAAATGTCAGCGGACAGATTCTTGCCCATATTGATAGTAATCAGGTTGGGTATGTATCGACATGTCCCACTAATCCGGTCACTTTTACGATTGCTAATGGCCGTGTAAAAATGTATGTGGATAATAATCTCATAGGATACCTTACTACCACCACAACTTAAATGATCATTTGTTGCCGATGGCGACCCAGATTAGTGTGATCTCCTTATTCGTCCAATGTTGCCCGGCTACGTTTACGGACACTGAAAATCCGGTAGTATTAACTCCGCGTACACTGGCCGAGCATTGCTCATATGAATACGCTACCATAGGTATTACACAGATATCGGTATCTGCAAAGGTATAACCAAATGGTATATTACAATTTCCATTCTCGTCTGTGGTTACCACGCAATATATGTTCCACGTAATTTTTTTGTTACCAATAACCATTGCCGTTAAATCACTATTTTGTTTATCAAGCTGTTCCTTCAAAGTCTTTCCTGCAACGGCATCAAGCGCGCTCTGCCCTGCTACTGTTGCCATGAAATTGTTTGTTAATGGAGGCAGTGGTCCTGTGTCTCCTTTTTCACCTTTTGGGCCTTGCGGTCCAGCCGGTCCTACATTACCAGTGTCTCCTTTTGGACCTTGCGGCCCCGTTGCACCTGTATTTCCCTGTATTCCTTGCGGTCCAGCCGGTCCTACATTACCTTTAGGGCCTTGTGGTCCAGTCGGTCCAGTATCCCCTTTTGGTCCTTGTGCACCTGCCGGCCCTTGCGGTCCTATATCGCCCTTTGCACCTTTTGCATAACCAATAATCACATCAACCATTGCCATATAGTTACCTCCTATTTTCCATTGTCATAACTCCATTTAATAGCCCCATTTTCATTATCGTATGAAAATGGAGGGCTGTCATAAAAAGCATCATCATACACACAGTGTATAGCACTGTTATCCTCATCATCAGTATAGATGTATAAACGGCTCAGTGCCGGTATATTAACTCCAGATTTTCCTTGCGCGCCATTCTGCCCCGGTTCTCCCTTCGGCCCCTGTATTCCCTGCGGCCCCTGTGGTCCTACATCTCCTTTAGGGCCTTGTACTCCAGCTTCTCCAGTCTCTCCTTTTACCCCCTGTAGCCCCCTTGGCCCTGTGGCTCCTTGCAATCCTTGTGGTCCAGGATCTCCTTTTTCTCCTTTGAATTCTCCAGACTGTAACCGGCTAACTAAATCATTTCTAATAGATTCAGCATTGGCTGCTGCTCTATTGGCATTGGATGCTGAAATATTGGCATCATGAGCGGATTTTTCAGCATCTTCTGTAGCCTTAACGGTCCGTGGATATATATTTTCATATTGAACCAATTGAGTAATAAGGCCCTCTGCATCTGCTTCCAATTGATCCAGTTTTCCGATATATCCACCCGCATCCAGGCTATTTTCATTGATCGTATCTTCCATGACGTAGTACAGGAAACGGCAGGAGGAAGACCGCCCGTCGCTGTATTTAAACTTTACGTCGGCTACTGCCTTACCAGGTATAGACAGCTCATTCCCAAGAAGCCTATATACATAGCCATTCCCGGATTTTATCAGATTTCCCACAACCGGAATACGGTTCTCCAGTCTGATATTAATGGTTGCACTGACTGCATCAGTCACATATGCACCGTCATTTTTTACCCGGAGCGTGAACTGAGTCTGTCCATAGTCTCCCTGCGTGAGACAGATACCGGTATCAATCGGATCACTGTATTTCGTGTTTAACTCAATATCATAGTTTACCATCTATACCACCTTTCCCATGATTACATACGACGCCCCTGCTCTTATCAACAAAACTTTATCTCCTATGGATGGCGCATAACTGGAAATATATTTATACGGCTTCTGGCTGGCCGTTCCCTCCCCATAAAAGCGGACATATGGACGCCCGTTAGATATACTCATCACAGTTGCCATTCGATAAGTTTTTCTCTCACCTACGACATAATCTTTTATGTCCTGGAGACGTTCACCCGGATTATCATAGATCATAATTTCACCACCCGTTTTAATGTATGGGTCATAGTTCCCCCAACGCTCAATTCCATCTCCCACGCATATTCAATATACTTATTTCCAACACCAAGAGTTGTTTCATTCACAAAGATACAGTCGCGGTACTCATGGTGTGGCATCAGACCTGTAGGAATCGTAATGGTATCATAAGTCTGACTCTTTTCTATCGCAATTCTTCTGACAAGTGCATCAAGGGTTTCCTGATCCGCGATATCATCAACGCTTTCGATATCAACAACATTCCTTCCACGGTTTACTGTTGATATTTTACTTCCCGCACTGTCGTTCACATATTCGCTTCTCAATTCCTCCCCATCCGGATCGTCTGTATATCGGACAAATATATTCGGGACATTGTACATATCAAGGCTCTGCTTCGCTCCTGCCTTAATAAGGCTTTTGTCATCCGTACGGTATGAGTGTTCCGTTCTGCGGTTTACTGGCTCCACATATCGGCGGCTAACAGCATACCCGTTGCCATTAAAATGCAGCGGCTCATAGTTGATCGCTGTCAGCAGTGCGTTAATAACTTCCAGTTTGCTTGTACCGATCTCAAACTCAATATTTTCGCGGGCCATTAATACCGAAGTCTCAATATTTATTTTTTTAATCCCGGCCCCATTGATGAGGTTTCTTACTTCCCTGACGTAGTTTGATCCGGAAGCGATAAAAAGCCGTTCCCGGATCTTGTCCTCACGCAGAATTGTACTGTAATCATAACAGTCAATATTCTGATATATTCCACAGTTCTGTGTCTGACGCTCCGGGCTGCTCATGATATAGATTCCGAGTGGATATTTCAGCCAGCCATGCTCTGTCAGCAGCATAAAAACGGGGCGGATTCTAAGATCAGTCTCCTTAAAATCCACCCCTGCGGTTTCCTCCACGATAAAACTTCCAGTACCCATGATCTCCTGGGAGCTGTCAAACCGGATACTTCCAGATACATTATCAAGGTCTTTCAGTTTCCGTTCGTTTCTGTCCAGCAGTTCGAAACGAAAATCGATCATTCTGTCACCTTCCAGCCGTTTTAAAACTTCTTCGTGGGTATATCCTCCCTGTGCCAGATTAGTCACCGAACCTCACCCCCAGATCGTAATTGATGCGGCTTAACGACAAATCGAAAGTCTTCCCTCTGTCAAAAAGATCATTTTTAAAGCTAAAATCTGTAATCTCGCAGCAGATACAGGTTTCCGAGTTACGGAACAGATAGATTCCATTCAGGCCATGGATCCGTTCCAGCGATTCTGCCTCCTTATTCGGAAGGTAGAAAGAGGTACTTATCGTTGATTCTTTATGAATACCGGATTCTTTCACCTTATACGTACGGCCTTCGTAGCTGACCAATTCCGCTTCATTGCTCTTCTTCTGTTGTATTTCGATATGCCAGTCACTGGTAGATTTTATAATCCGGATACTCTCTGCAAGGTTCCCAACCTCAGCCAGACGCGCACCTTTATATTTAATGGTCATATCTGCTGCATTACTGTCTGAGTAGCCACCTGCGTACGCTCTGATGATATAACGGTACAGCTTTCCAGATTTCACCGTGTAATCCTCGTATTCGTTTCCTGCAAACTTGCCTATCGGGCTGTACGCTCCGCCTTCTTCCGAACGATACACAAATTTTGTACCAGCTGTCGAATCCGTAGTTATCTTCACACCTGCATCGAGTGCGGATACCGCTATGGACGGTCGGGCCGGCGCAGCGGCAGATATGGTAAATACCTGAGCACTCTCATCTGACCAGATACCATATGCGCTTCCAATCCTCATTTTCACAACGTACTGGCCGTTTTCCAGCATCATATCAGGCACATAGGAATCAGACAGTCCTCCGGCCCGTTCGCCGCTGTCATGAATGATTTTTCCGTCCTTTATGATCTGCAAAATATAGACTGCATTTTCTGATTCGTTGCATTTCCAGGTTATTTCTGTAATGGAATCATTCTTCATTCCCGTTATAATTGGACTGGCCGGCCTCCCGGTGAGTTCAAATGTGCCGTATGCATACCCGGAAGCCGCATTAATGGCGTTATAGGTCTGTACTCTCCATTCTACAATTCCGATAGATATTGCAGCCGTTTCCATCGTATAGGACTGCTCTGAAGTATTCTGTGTGACTGTGGTCCAGGAAGACTCTCCCTGTTTTCGCCAACCAAATTCAAACTTCGCCTGCCCTGTATCGTAGAGCGAATTGTATTTCCACTGAAACGTAATACTTCCGCTTTTCTCAATTACATCACCGTTAGGATATAGAATCGTTGGAAGACTCGGAACTGCGTTGTTGTATACTACATTGATATATGGGGACTTTCCGCCCTCCTTGCTTGTAAACTTCCATGATAAGCTTGGTACCACCTTATCATCAATGCTGTATACTGCCAGAACCACGTTATTCTTTCCGACATTATTTTTTACGATACTGGTTACATCCCATTCAATCCATTCGTTGTTATCCTCCACCGTGGCTTTGGTTTCATATTCTGTAGGGGACCATGCGACATCACTATCCAGATACTTGTTGTAAAACAAATTACCTGTAAGATTAGAGATGTCAGGGATATTATATTGTCCACAGCCTATTATACTGTTTTTGACTTTTACTTTATTGTGTAACCTTACAACCGCCGACACAATCTCTTTGTTGTCAAATCTAGGTATATTAAACTGGAGAAAAATCCCCATGAAACTTGATGAATTGATCTCTCTCCACATTGCAAGTTCTGTGTGATTATAGTTATTATCGTTTCCGGAATAACGACTAATAAATGTATCTCCAGTACAAAGAATTGTCTGTTCCGCCATTATATCTTACTCCTTCCCGTCCGATACGCCTGGTTTTCCTGCTGGGCCAACTTTACAACTTTGTTAAAATCATCAACATTGCTGGCATCAATAGTACAGTAAAATACGTTGACTGTTCCAGCTCCGTTCTTAGCAACATTGCTCGGCACAACACGAGATCCTCGCGGAAGACGCACCAGTTCCGGCCCGTGTTCACCCACCCAAGCATCACCATTCATCGAATAGTCGGTTCCTAAAGCATAGTGAGGTACTTGTTGCGCTGTATTCACAGTGCTGGTCACTGCGCTCACGCTGTTTCCCACACTATTCATTGCATTTTGCAAATCATTTCCTTTGCCAATAATTACTGCAATGACTGTAGCAAGTGCAATTAGGGCGGCTACAACTCCGACGATAATCGCCGTGGTCTTTAATGTCTGAATATCCATGCCTTTAAACATTTTCACAACGCCCTTTCCTGCATCTGTAACACTCTTGATCCCCTTATATACCAGTACAAACCCACTCGCTGCACCTACAAGCCCGACCAATCCCTGAATCACAGGAATTGGCACCTTTGCGATTACTTCAAACAGATCGGTAAGAATCGGAGCGAGAGCAAGCCCGAAATTATTCTTCAGGTTCTTGCTGGTATTATCCATCCGCCGCATAGCATCATCCAGCTCACCGAACTTCTGTAAGTTTTCTGTACTCATGACGTATCCGACAGTATGGGCTTCCTTTCCCAGTTCCTTAAATCGTTTACTTCCAGCTTCTATTAACGGATTTAATTCTTTTGCTGAGCGTCCGAATAAATCCATAGCCATAGAATCACGCTCTGTCTCATTTGTCATTTTTCCAAGTGCATCTATCGTATCATAAAAAACAGCTTCTGCACTTCTGAGCTCTCCGTTATGTTCTTTATATCTGACACCGAGTCTAGCAAATTCTTTCTGAAGATCTTTGTTGCCGTCTCTCGCATCCGCCATACTCCTCACCATTTTGGACATGGATGAACTAATTTGATCCGTGGAGACGTCCAGAAGTTCGGCAGCATAATCCAGTTCCTGTAAAGTATCTGTTGACAGACCTGTAACACTGGAAAGGGTAAGAATATTATCGGAATATTCAGCAGCCGACTTTGAACAGTCAATCAATTTGGTTGCAAGGGTACCGAGCGCAATTACTGCCAACCCGACTTTTTCATCCACGCCGTCAAATTTAGATGCGAATGCTTCAACCATTGGATTTACTTCTACTCCCAGCGTATCGGCTATGTCCCGAATCGTATCCCCAAAAGAGCGTTGCTTTTCCTCCGATTCTTCCGTCTTTTTTCCTGCTTCGTACTGCTGTTTCGAATACTCATCCAGCTCCTTGCAGGCCTGACCGTATTCCCCGTTCAGTTTTTCCAGAGTCGTACGTGCGTTCAGTAGTTTTTTGTCTAGGGCATCAACCTGTTTTTCGGTTGCATTTCCGCTTGTCATTGCCTTATCGTATGCCTTCCGATTCTCGTCTACAATTTTACTCTGAAGCTTTATTTTCTGCGACAACACTTCTTTTTTTATTGTTAGTTGGTCAGTTTCCGTACCATAATTTTTCGCCTGTTCTTTTGCGAGCTTAAATTCTGCTTCCAACAGTCCCATCTTCCTATTACATTCTGCAATTCCTCCACTGAATTCGGAGTAATCCAGCCCCAGAACAATAGAACGCTTATATTGACTCGCCACTTCCGAATCCCTCCAATTCTTTCATCGATGTGATTGTGGGTGCCTTAAAATATTTTGTCTCGTATTCATCGTCTATTTCCATGTTCTTTTCATCATTATAGATGTCTATCAGTTTTATTATTTTTACCAGGCTGCTTTTCCAAAAACCAAGCTCAGACATTTTCATCTTTACACAATATAAATAAAAGATAAAATCAAAATCGAAAAGCAGCTGGTTTAACTGGATTTTGCCAGCCCAACCAACATCTGAGCTATCACTTTTTTTGTAATTGCATCCTCCATTTCCTTATCCATAGAACCGGACGAATCAAGATAATCTGTTATAATTTCGTTTAAATCAGCAGGACGTATTGACATCGCTAGGGCTTTAGCTTCCTCTATGGTGTAATCTGTATGGTTCACTTTAATTCCAGAGTATAATACAATTGCTCCAAATTCTTCTATCGGGATTTCAGTAACGCTCTGATTAAGTTTTATAAGTTCTTCCTGCATATAGCAGACTGCCCTCATGTTAAATGTAGCAATGAAAGACCGGTCGTTAAATACGATCTCAACCTCATTAGCCGGTGCTACTGCAATTTTTTTCATTCTTATGCTCCCTTCGCCGGGTATGTACTGGGTCCCGTTGTAAACCATTTAGCTGCCTGAGCATCTGTAAAATCCGGATTAGCCGCATCACCAAAAAAACGCAACCATTTATCACTTTCTCGTGGAATAAAGTTTATAGTAACACTGTCCGTTGAAAAAGTAATATTACCTTCAGACTGTTTGTTTGTGGAATTGATCGGTTGTGCTTGTCCTTTTAAAAGCCATACAAACTCACTTTTTCCTCCAGTCTGTTCTACCTCATACCCAAGTGCAATGTACGGCGGCTCATTACCGGCAACTTCTACAACAACGCCGTCTTTAAATGTATTCCCGCATATTTCAGCCCTTACTTCTGCAAATACTTTATTTACATCAACCACAACCGCAATGCCATTAAGGATAGAAATATCCTCCTCTTTTACTCCTTCTCCATACAATTCCCCTTTAGACACACTGGGAGTAAGCTGGATCTGCATGGCTTTTCCAAAGCCTTTAACTTCTCCATACGTTGTACCAGTGCTATCGTCTGTCGTCAGCAGACAGTATTTCAGATTTTTTACGTTGATTCTGTTTGATTTTCCACTTTTGCTAGTCAAAAATATCACCTTCCATTTTCTCGAATTTTATAATCGCCCGCCAAAGTTTCGCAGCCGGATCACAGCTTTTTTCCACTAATGGTATAGAGAATTCCGGAAGGACGATTGCCTTCAGGAGTTTTTTCACCGCCTCTTCAAGTGCCATTCTTTCTCGATACCACAAATCAACCTCATAACTACTTACCCATTCCTGACCGGCACCATCTCCGTTCAACCCCGAAGCGGTATAATAATCTATACAGGTGGCACAGGCAGACATCAACGGTGCTGGTTCGTTAAGAACAGGAATATTTAATTCCGTTTCGATGATTTCTTTCACCGTCATTCCGTCACCTTCTTTACCATATCATCAATCGCCTTTTCTACCTCGCCCTGTGCGTCTCTCATAGCCTTATCCATAAATTGATTCCCCGGCACCCAGGTATGGCCGTCACGGGCAAAATGGCCGTCATTTATCTTATTCCACTTATATCCGGTCATTTTTCCTCCACGGATACTCGCATACAGCATCCCATTTTTATCTTTCCGTACATCTGCGGTTACATCATCCCTGGCATGTTCATACGGCCGACTGCCGTCATAGTTGGAGGGAGGTATTTCTTTTGAGCGCGCTTCAATATCACTGCTGTGGAGATACTTTTTTATTTTTCCTTTGACGATAGTACCGAGTTTCCGGAGCAGCGGGCGTTCCTGGCTTTCGAGTCCTTTCGGCATCTGTGCAAGCATCTGGTCGATCTCAAATATTCCCTGCTCATAATCAAATTTTACGTCCATCTCATCACCTCACGGTTATCTCCATCTCTCCAATATTTTTTTGAAATGCCCTGATAATGGTAAATAACTCTCCGTCATATCTGATCTGTGATGGCCGGTATTTCTGATTACCAATTGTCTTGATACACACTTTGTAATCATCCGGATTAATATTGATTGTCAGTTTTGGCGTAAGACCAACACCATATGCCGCGAAAAATTCACTTCGAACAACGCTTTTGATTTCGCAGAACACTTCTGTTTCATGGGGAGTTATTTCTATACCTTCCGGAACCGGTGTAATCAGCACACAGATATCATTTCGCATTGTAATCACCACACAGACTCAGGGAATCCCTCAGCGCTACATAAGCCCGTTCGTAACGATCGGCGCTGCCATCATAGTTATACTGCCATTTGCAATAGAACTCCGCTGACTTAACAATAAGGGGATCGTTTTCTTTCCCGGCAGTAGCAACGCCCACCCGTGACAGGTCACACAGGCAGGCGTTTATATTTGCGTCGATATCATTATCCAGTTTGTCATGTGATATTCGCATAGAAAGTTTTATTTGCTCTATCATATTACATAACCTCTTTTTATACATTCTTCTTGGTCACAGTCACAAGGGAATTTTTGTCAATTACTTTTCCGTCGCAGATCATAACTGCTTTTGTAATCTGATCCTCGGTATCATTATCCTCATAACTCTTAACCACCATATTGTAGTTGGTGTTGAACATATAATCAGACCAATCGAACAGGAAAGCTACTACGGTATCTTTATTAATCGTTGCCCCAAGGCTTGTCATATAATCGTTTAAGACTACCCGGCGTCCGAGGAGCGTTCTCTCCGGCTTTCCGTCAATTCCATAATTTACTCTGGCAATTGGCTGTTTATTTGTATCCACCATGCCTACAAATTTCATAAATGTCTTCTTAGTCATATTCCATACTGCGCCGTTCTCATATGCTAGTGGAAGCGCCGCTTCCGCTTCTACGAGAGTCTGGTAAGTCGGATCGGAATTCGCCGCAATATCAATATTACAACCGGATTCCGCCGTTTCTGTTAATACACCTTTTGGCTGCCCTGACCCGGTTCCGAAGATAAACGCCTTTTCCTGAGCCTTTACCATTGCCTCTGACACACTGTTAACAAACACAGTTTCAAAAATCTGTAAAGACATCACAGATGTTTCCAGTGTCATGGAAATAGCACATCTCAATTTGTATCCTTTAATGTCAATCTGCCCGGTTGCCTTCTTCTGCTTATCACTGGTACCGCCTTCTGCTACCCATGTTGCCTCCGGCTTAACACTGGACGTGGGAACTGTGGCTCCAGCCGCATAAGACGTCTTAGTGACAAGCGGCAGAATCATTCCCATTGATTCCATTTTTTCCACAATCCGGTTGACTATGGTCGGAGAAATCACGGATCCTACATCCGTGGTCTTTGTTGTCGCAGATACATTCCTGAATTTCTCAGGAATTGCCGTCCCTTTCAAGACGTAATTCATGAACGCTTTACGATACTCCACGGAATCGTACATATCTTCTGCGTTTTCGTCGTCTCCTCTTCCAAAAGAAGCCCCGTCACCAACTCCGGATAACGGAAGCGGCGGCGTAGACAGTGCCCTTAAGTTCGCTTCCGCCTTGGCTGCTGCTTCAAAGTTCTTATCCAGCTCCGTCACGGCCTCCATTTTTTTGTTGGCCTCCTCCAGCTTTCCTTCATTGATAAGCGCCTCCGCTTCGTTGATAAGTGCCTGTCTTTTTGTCTCATACTCTTTTCTATTCATTACCTCTGTCTCCTTTCAGATTTAACAATTTCAGCCTTAACTCAGCCTGTGCTTTGTGTATTAAAAAATCCGGGGTTTTCTGTCCCGGATCCTTAATCATGTTTCTTAATTTTGCGATGGTTTCCGGCGGGATTCCTCCGAATGCATTCTGCATTGGGATGGCGTTGTCGGCAAACATAATTTTATCGACAAATCCATGGTCTACAGCCTGTTGGGCTGACAAATAGGTTTCGCGGTCCATTAAATCCTGTAATATCTCCGCATCCATTCCGGTCTTGTCGATGTACGCATTCATGATTGACTGGTTAGCGGCCCGCAGGGCATCTCCGGTGTTATCCATGTCTCTGTAATCACCTGACGCCGACGTTTTGACATTATGGATCATAAACATTCCTGTAGGACTGATCTCGCACTCCCCGGCCTGCGCAATTACTGACGCGGCGCTTGCGGCTATTCCGGTAATCTTAATTATTTTCTTCCCGGAATAATTCCTGAGCTCTGTGTAGATTTCTGAACCGGCAAATATGCTCCCACCAGGGGAGTTGATATAGATTTCAACGTCTTCACCTCCAGCCTCCTGCAAAGCCTTAATGATTTTCTTTGGAGATGTGCTCTCTAACCCAAGCCAGTCATATACCCATTCATTCCCAGATTCAATGATCTGCCCCTTCACATCAATTCGCTTTGCCACTCTTCTCACCCCCTTCTAATAGCGCCGTGATTCCGGCCCTCGTTTCATTTACGTTATCCAGATTCATTTGGGCCAGGAGGCCCTTGATCTGGTTGACTGTCTGTGTGTCAAGTCTTCGCAGTGGCTTATCTCCATCAGGCACCGGACTTAAGTTCAGCGTTTCTCTCCATTCGTTCGGTGTTAGGGCTCCTCTGTCTACCATGGCCTGTAAAGCCAGTTTTGTTGACAGGCTGGCACAATGTAGGTTTCCTGCATCGAAATAGATTTTGTTTCCGCAGCCTCGTTCCCTCCGACTGAATAATTTCCTTGTGTACTCTCCTGACATCTGCCCGGCGAGCGGTTCAATCACCAATTCAAAATAACTATTCCATTCATCTTCCGTGTAATTTGCATGGACGATTTTTTCATTCGTATTGAAAAACGCATAGATCCTCTTTTTGGTATTATCCATCTGCAAAGCGTTTGGGACGTAATCCTTGGGCTCAATCCGCTCCGCTGTCGCTTTGGAATCGACTCCGGCAGCGCCAAACGTAGAACTGGAAATGCTTAAATAGTTGTCCACAAATTCCTGAACAGAACTTTTTAGATCCTCCGGCCGCATAGACGAGTTAAATTTTAACAGCCATCGGATCACACCGCTGTTTTTGATTGCTTTTATGATCCCCTGATCCGTAGTTGATACGATGTCCATGAGCTGTGCCAGGGCTTCTTTGGGGGAATCTCCAAACAAGTCATTATCGTTGAAATCATTCCGCAGGTGTATCACTTCACTGTATGGGAACATGGACGTTTTGCCGTTCAGGTAGTAGAACTTAAGGTATAGTTCCTGATTTTCATACTTTGCTTCCACGCCGGCGGCCGGAATCGGGTACAGCTGTTCCGGTATTCCATTAGGGTCCCTTACGATCAGAATAAAGGCGTTGTTGTTTAGTGCAAGCTGTGTCGCCACCTTCTCCTGCATCACCTGGCCGCACATATATGGGTTCGGTTCCTCCAGTAGAAAGCGTATGTACGGCTCAGGATTCACCGAAAAGGATTTCCCGTCATTCCTGACATGCTTTGCTATCAGCTTCCCGACCGCCTTCGCATATGGCCGTATGCATGATCTGACAATATCGGATTCATATAGTTTTCCATTCCACGCAAAAAAGCCGTTTCCCTGCTCGGTGATCATTTTGTAAACAGCGCTTTTCCCGATATTTTGAAAAAAGTTTATAATTCGCATTCTTCTCCTCCTTTCCGTCAGATTATGCTCAGATATTCTTCCAGATGGTTTTCCAGTGTGACATATGCGTCCAGCAGGCCGGCCATACCGTCAATTCGTCGCGTACCCTGATTCCCTTTGCATGGCTGAATATTGTCGTTTTTATCAACATCGACCGAAGTATTTGCCAGACACCATTTCAGGATCGGATTATTGTTATAAACCACTCTCTTTTTTGCCAAGTCAGCTCCTAGGGACTTCATCGGACTGCTCAGCGTTTTCTTGCCCTGAATAACGGGTTCCATCGTCGCGAGTCCGAAGGTGTTTTTCATATCCTCCACAAAATACGATGCTGACCACGAGTCGTACCCACACTTAAACAGGTAGACGTCAAGTTCGTTCTGCACTTCTTCGAACCACTCTTTGACGTATTTGTAATGTACCTTATTTCCTGGACTTAATCTCAACAATCCCTGTTCAGCCCATAAGTCATAAGGTATCTTATCCTCCCTTACGCGCTGCTCTAACAGATCTTCCGGAAGCCAATACATTTGCAGCACATAGATTCTGTCATCTCCCGGTACCATGAATATTACGGTGGCGTTCGTCAAGTCCGTGGTGCTGGAAAGGTCGGTTCCCCCGATACCGTAACGCGGCTTCAGCGCTTCGAGATCGAACAGCTCCGTGTTATTCAACTGTTCAAATGTCAGCCAAGCCTCAGAAGAAGTCTCGCGGATATTGAATTCCTTGCAAACCAGATTCTTAACAAGCTTTGGATTATCCTTCGCCTTCTCTACCTTTGCCGCAAGGGTTGACTGCTTCTTTATGGTTCCAAGGCCCGGATTTGCTTTCTTCCAGCATTCCGGATCCGTCCATTCTTTCCGGCCGTCCAGCTCATAAACAAACGGGAAGAAATGAGGATCCTTGTACCCCACACTGTCAAACAGGCCATTGATAACTTTTTCAGCCTCTTCGTACTTCGCATCGTAGATGTCTTCCCGGATTACTCCGGCCGTGGAGGTAATATAGACAAGCGGCTGGTCTCTGGCCGAACAGCCGTCGGCCATGATATCGTAAAGGGCCTTTCCGTTCTTCCATTGGTGGATTTCGTCCATCAAAACACAATGTACGTTAAGGCCGTCCAGCGTATCGCTGTCAGATGCCAGCGGCTTGAAAATCCCATCATTGAAATACTCGGAAGACAGCTCCGCAACCAATGGCTTAATGCGCTTCAAAAGTGCCGGCGATTTCCTCACCATTCGCTTTGATTCCGTCCAGATGATCTTCGCCTGATCTCTCTTCGTGGCAACCGCGTAAACCTCCGGCCCCGACTCCCCGTCTCCAACCTGCATATACAGGCCAACGATGGAAGCCAGAAGGGACTTCCCGTTTTTCTTTCCGACGATTAACACTGACTCCCTGCATTGACGAAAACCATTGATATCCACAAAGCCAAACACCGCAGCCAGGTGCGCTTTCTCCCAAAGTTCCAATCGCACCGGACTACCAGCGCCGGCCCCTTTGGATAGCTTGCAGTAATTCTCCGCGAACTCCAAGACATGGTTTGCCCTTGCCGGACTATAAAAATACTCGCCCGGATTATTGACTTCCCAGGCGAGGTGCTTGTACCACTCGTGTATTTTATTTGATACGACCTCTTCCCCTGATTCTATCAGGTTCCAATATTCCAGGATCGGGTTATAGCTTAATGGATAGACTACTTTCTTTCTGCCGGCCATTAAACATCCTCCCTCCCGTTTACAAAATCCTCGAAGCCGTCGTCTTCCACAACCACTTTTTTTTCTGTTTTCGGAAGACAATCAACCAGTATTTTCATGGCCTGGGTCTGTCTTTGCGAGAGCTGCAAATAATACTGTGCCTCTGGGCTCTGTTTGGTTCCATACTGATTCTCTCCATTCTTGTACTCCACTGTCGTCCCCTTACGGTTGATCGTTTCTCGGAGATCTTGCATTGTAATTGTCATGAAAGCAATGTCCTCGATGGTGGTAAATACAAGCTTCTTTTTGTTCTCATCTATGTTTGCAAAGAGTTTTTTTAATCTGCTTGTCTCCCGCTTAATCCGTTTTACTTTCTCCAAATAGTTGCCAATGCTGTCAACTTCCTCTTCTCTTTTCCTTGCTTCCGCTTCAAATTCCTTGTCTGTGTACACGTTTATACCACACCCCCTTTACGTGCGACCTGTGTATTAAATAAATCTGGGGACACGGTGAATTTAGAAACCACCCACACCTTTATTTAAGGGGGGAGGCAGCGGTATCGGCTGCCCTGATGCATCGAAGGCAACCAACAGCGCCGCCTTCTTATTCAGGCCATGACCTTCCTCTTCATCGTGACACACCTTGCACTCCCATCTTAAGTTGTCCCAGTTCAATGTGATCTCTGGATCGTTAATGTTATCAGGTGTTATTCTAACCTTATGATGTACGATGTATCCCAGTCGCTCGTGACACTTCTCGCACATTCCGCCATCAATCATGATTCGATTATTTATGTATGACCTTCGGCAGTCCTTCCACTTCTTTGAGTGATAGAATGCCTGTGCGTATTCCTTTGCCATGTAGTTACCTCTCCTTGTCCTCTACTGCCGGTGCGATCTGCGCTACAAGGTCTATGCCTGCTTCCAACAAAATGCAGTTGTGCCCTGTTCTCTTCTTCATATCTTCACAAAACGCATTGATGTCTTTTTCCCTTAAACGTTTCATAGTTTGGAATACAAGAATACTATCAGGTACATTAAGCGTCTTTACTTCCTGACATTCAATTCTCTTTCCTTCATCATCTTCAATAATAAATTTCATTAGCTCATCACCTTTCAGGAGGACCGGCGCCCTAAGTTTCATGCGCCGGTTGAATTATGAGAACGATCATCGGAACATCGGGAATCGAACCCAAGACACACGGCTTATAAGGCCGTCGCTCTCCCGCTGAGCTATGTTCCGCACTCTTTCCATTTGACATATCTGCTATTTTGTAAAGTGTGTCGTGATCCTGTTTCTACTAATTAATGCCACCGTTTTTTTTACTATCGACTTTACATCATCAATTTATGACAACTCATAGACAAAATAAAAAGAAACTATCGAAAATACGATAGCTTATTGTATACCTTATCTTTCTGATCTTGATTAACGCCGATATATCTAAGGGTAATATGGATATCTGCATGATTGAAAATGTCCATCAACATAGCTGCATCTTTTGTTGACTGGTATACGTGGTAGCCGAATGTCTTCCGCAGCGTATGCGTTCCTATCTTCTCGATTCCGAATTTTTTACCCGCATCTGACAGTATGTTGTATGCCTGCTGTCGCGTGATAGGTTTGTTTTCATGTGGATTTTTGAAAAGGAATTCGTAATCGTCTTTCCCAACTATGTATTGCTCCAGAGCTTTCTTAAGGTCTCTGTTAATCGGAAAACGCTTTTCTTTTCCGGTCTTCTTTTCCCTAAGAACAATATCACTTTTATCTTTAACATCCCGCACCCGGAACTTAAGAATATCCGATATCCGCAGGCCAGAATAAATACCAAAAAGGAACATGACATAATTGCGTTCACTATCCTTTTTTAGATATTCAGCTATATCAATGACTGTTTCCTTGTCTCGTATAGGCTCAACCGTATTCATTCACTCACCTGCTTCTCCTTTTTGGCATGAGAAAAGGGCCTCTGCATTTAGAAGCCCTCACCTTGTTTTGTAATCCATGGTAACATATTATCACACTTGACAAGGCAAAATACGCCATCTTTTATATTTCACCTAATTTTTTTCCGACTGCATAAATAAAATCTCTTACAATCCGCTGCATCTGCCTTTCACGGTAAGATGTGCACCGCTCCATATCAAAATATTTCATGTTATGGTAACGATAGGACCAAAACCTCACCCGGATTACTTTTTGATGTTCCGGCCGCATATTATTATAGACACTTTCCACTGCATCAATTTCCCGCTTTACTCTTTGCAACCATGGATCGTCGGCAATTTTAATTGCAAGGCGCTCCGTCGGATTGCCTATACTGTTCCCTTTTGGCTGCCCGTCGCTCCCGCCCTTCTGATTCATGATTTCATCAATACGCTCTTCATACTCTGCTTTATTTTGCGGATATCTACGTACTTTTGGTTCAATTATTCTCCATGCTTCTGTTGGTATTCTGTTTCCCATTACCATTCCCTCCCTGTCTCTCTGTCTTTAAGGTGTATCCTTCCGACGATTTCAAATCCTGCCAGACTCGCCACTGTACGCAATACATGCATCACATCTTTTACCGGTTTTGGCGGCCGATCTGCTTCTTTTATTGCCCGGTATGCCGTCGGGTCCGGATATCCCTCACCATTTTTATGTATCATGCGTTCACCCTTCCTTTATGTAAAATTTCTAATCGAGTTTTATCCCATTCCTCACACAATTCTTGCGTGAAACTCTTTGTCTGACATTCATCAGATACCGGTACTATGTAATACTTCCGTTTTAGTTTATAGCCTCCGGAAGCCGCAGCATAAATACTTCTAACTGAAATATTTATAAGTTTGGCAGCTTCATCGGAATTTAACGTATCAACAAATTTTTCCCCGTCGTAAATATCATACATTCTTGCTTTCATGATTTTCTTCTCCTTAACTGACATATTTTCTATGTGCTTCTTTGGCTTTGCTACGGCTGTAATTTCCATAATTATCTTTTGTTGTATTAAGATTGTTGTGTCCTACTAAATCTGCTACCAAAGTAAGAGGTACGTCTTTTTCCAGAAGTTCCGTAACAAATTGTCTACGCCACTTATGCGGATTAATTGCAATCCCATTAAGACGCTTATCCATCTCGCTGAGACTCTTCAGCATTACCCGCACTGCATCATCGGTCATTCTTTTATGTGGTGCACGGCTTCCTACAAATAATGCAGGATTATCGTCAGTGCGGCTTTCAAGGTACTCTTTCAAATGTACCGCAGCTTCACCGTTAAAATATACTGGTCTTTCCTTCCGTCCCTTTCCATACACAATACATTGCCGCCCATGCATATCTATATCTTCACGATTAAGCGCTACCATTTCAGATATACGCACCCCTGTCCTGTGAAGGAAGTCAACTATAGCAATGTCGCGGAGACTATGCTCTTTTGCAATGTCTTTCACAATTGTGATCTGCTCATCTGTAAATACTTCTTTTACGCGATGCTCCACCTTATTATCCTTAATCTTAAGCATCGGATTTTTTGTAATGTATTCTTCTTCGGTAAGCCATTTAAAAAGTCCGCGGAGCATACGCGTCTTATTATTAATTGTCTGATCCGCATTATGCCTTACCAGTTTGCAATGTGCCAGATATCCACGTATATCTCCCGTGGTAATCTCGTTCAGTGACTTGTTCACAGCGGTGAAAAACTGCTTATATTCCTGCTTATAGGTTTCTACGGTCTTTTCCGTACAGCCGCGAACAAGCATGGAAGCCAGGAACAGCCTCACCCACTCAGATGTATTATCTATCTGAGTAGACAATCCGGTCTCTTCCCGGTATATCTGCATGTTATGAAGGGCCATATATAATACCGCTTTCGCATCATTAAGCCGCGTCTGCTCTGCTATCACATTTGTAAGTCCGTACATAATGTTGGTTACAACTTCGTCTAAATTAACCTGTTCTGCCATGATATTATCCTCCTTCTCAGACTGGAAAATTATTCCTCTTGCTTTTCTCTGCCTGAGCCGGTTATAATATACTCAAGCAGTTATAGAGCGGTGGTAAGCATCTTCCCGGGTGTCCACCGCGTTTTTCTTTTTTCGCACATACGTTCTTTACTTTCTTTTTTTATTGCCGGGAAATGAATCCCGGCTTATTTTTATTCAATAATTCTCTTTACTTCTTCTTTTGCATCGTGATACGCATGGGTGTAAACTGGCGGAAATCCCTCTGGCGGCTCCATTTGGTCCACTTTATCCCGTATCTCTGCCAGACGCATACGCAGGTACTCATTTTCTGCCTGTAATCTTTGCGTTTCGTTGTATGCAGGATTATTTTTTAATATTCTATCAATAACTTTGTGTAATCCATGTAAGCCCCTTAACATAGCATTGCAATACGCTATCTGTAATCTTAATATAGCTCTTTTTAATTTCATTCTTCCCCTTTCTGAAAATCTCGATTTAGTTGTGTAACGTTACGTATCGTTACACATAAAAAACATTTCCAGCGCCTTGCGGATCACCCAGGAGATGGAGCGGTCCTCTCGCTGACAATAGGCCATCAGCCGCTTAAACTGATCCGGCTCCATGCTTATATCCTGCCGTATGTATTTCTCTCCTTCTGCTTTCTTTGGTCTTGCCATGCCGGCCGCTCCTTTCTCTGTGTATTACTCCACAAACTATTCTTTATCTCGATTTAGATAAATGTCGCTTCCGGCTCTTTTTCCGGCTCAATATAGCTGCTGTCCCATTCCTCATCAATCACTATCGCGGTTCCCGCGCGTTCCAGCCTGAGAAGAAGGACCTCGAAATCAGACAGTCTTCGCAATGATGAAATTTTGATGTCACTTGAAATACTTATAGAATATGGGTGCTCTTTTCCATAATCGCTTATGTATTTTGAAACCTGAATCTGTATATTAAGATCTTTATCGTGATCGTTTTCAAATGTAATTTTCGCTCTCTGTAAACAACTCCACTCCGGTTTTTCTTCTTCCTCGAACCTCATTTCGCAATCTACTGGTGCATAATACACCCCATCGTCATGACATACCTCTAGCCCGTCAACATCTATATCCTTTTCGCACTGTTTTATCCACGCTTTGAATAAGTCAGTAACTTTGATTTCCTTCTGTTCCGGCTCCAACATAAGTTCTTTGAAATTCTCAAGAATCTGTTTTTCGGCCATGCAGCCATCGGAATTCACTATCTCAGTGAGCACGGTATCCAGCTTAGGGAGGAATTCTGTAAAATCGTACTTCTCGATGTACGGAACCATAACCTCCGTTATTTTATTTTTAAGCGCCCTTTCGGCCTCTCCCCAGCGGAAAGCCTCCCCTACTGCGTTTTTAAAAGCTTCTTTGAATTTTTCCTTTACTATTTCCTGCACTTCTTCTTCGGTTAAAACTTCCTGTGCAATCTTTAATAATTCATCTTTCATATCTTCTCTCCTTTAAATTTCCTGTTATGCCACGCGGTTATTTCGTCAAGATAAAACGTTTCCCCACACTTCGGGCAATAGGGAATCATTCCTGCTCTGGTTTCCCGCTCCAGATTTTTTATGACTACCAGATGCGGCTTATATGCTGCTATCTCACGCCTCTGCTCAAGCAATGCCTCTACCTGGTCGCCTAACCGCTCATAATGTTTTGCCATACTGTACAAAGCTTCAAAGGGTTCTACAATAGCACCGCAGTCCTCGCACTGTACAATTTTATTTACATAATCAATCTCATAGTGTGGATTACTGCACTCACATAGTTTTCTTTTCCCGTATTCCACCTTAAGCACATCAATGCGCTTAATTTTCTCCGGTAGATTCTCCATCTTCTTTTTCCTCTAAATGATCGTTTTGTTAAGCAAACCGTAGTTGTTCGTGGCTGTCGTCGATCCTCATATTCGGCATTCTTTCGCCGACTTTGAGATACGGACAGTTTGCAGATACCAGTGCCTGCGCCATTATCGGCACCACGCTATTCCCGATCCGCGCCACCTGTTCCCCGACGGGGTACGGCTTGCCCTCTATGTCATGGTTAAGTATGTAATCCTCCGGAAATCCCTGCATTCTCTTAAGTTCCTCTGGTTTCAGCATACGGAGGAAGATATCTTTCAAGATATACTGTTCTCCATCTATGTCCGTTATCACATTTACTAACCCGAATCTATCCTTTGTTGTTATCGTTCCCAACGGCCGCCCAGCTTCCTGACCGCAACCAGTACCGTAATACTTAATCAAGAATGCAGATATAAGCCCGAAATGCCCCGGTGATGTGGTGATGGTATGTAATGGCTCCTCGCACATCTGGCCTGTCCCGGATTTATAAAATTTAGTGACAAATGCCGTAACCAGACCATACCGGTTGCTGGTATCAATTGTCTTTATCGGCTCCGTCAGCAGTTGGCCGCGCGAATCACCTTCCCGTGTTTCTCCGTGATACTGGATCATAAAGGAAACGGCGCTCTGATTGTTAACTATGTACGGTTGCGGATTGTTAACAACATACTTAACGTATCCGTTTGCTATCCGTTTCATGGTGGCATCTGCCAGCGGCCGTGGACGGTCAAATATGGAACGCCCCAAATCTGACCAATCAATATAATCCCCACATTCCAGCCACTTCAGCCGGCCATCTGCTCCGCTCTTACTGTGTGTTGGCTCCGGCCATGTAATCACATTCCCGTCTCTGCGGAAGATTGCATACCATCGCTTCCGCGTTGTCGGCGCTCCGTAATCTGCCGCTACCAGTTCCCGGCTGTCAAAATCATATCCCAATCGTTTCATGGCCGCTATGAATCGTTTGTAGTCCTCTCCGGCTCTTTCTTTTATTGGGTGCCCTGCCTCGTCTAGCGGTCCCCACTGCTGTATTTCCTCGACGTTTTCCATCAAGATAACATCGGGAAGAATTGCTTTAGCGTGCTTGTACACCGCCCATGGCAGAATTCTAAGCCCCTTGTTACGCGGCTGACCTCCTTTTGCCTTGCTATGACTGGTACAATCTGGAGAGGCCCACATAAGTGCTACATGGCGGCCAGCAACATACTTTTTAAGATCGACCTTAAATATATCCTCGGTCAGATGCAGCGTATCCGGATGATTGACTTTGTGCATCCGAATCGCCTGCGGATCATGATTGATAGCTATATCAACCGGCCGCCCCAGTGCCATTTCTATACCCACACTTGCCCCGCCGCCACCGGCAAAGCAATCTATAATCAAACCGCTCATGGTCTCACCTCCAGAAAGTCTTTTATGCTCATCTGCCCTGCAGGGGCAAAATTCATCCACAACACTTCACGCTTCTTTGATGCGATTTGGGAATAGCAGTCAGTTTCTACACGGTACCAATCGTGTAAGCTGTCATTATACAACTCGCTATCATATCCACTAATTAGTACCGGCCCCTTATGGGCGTGAAGAACTTCCAGTAATTCAGTTTGCGCCCCGTTGTCCATCTCATACCGGTACTGTTTCCCGTGCCTGGCCGATAAAACATATGGCGGGTCCGCATAGATCAATACATTGGAATGGTTGAAGCGTTTGATTAATTCCACGGCCGGCATGTTTTCAATTTGCACGCCTCGCAGCCTTTCAGCGGCCGCCATTATTTTCTCAGGCAGATTACACCAATCTTTCGCAGCATAGGCCCGCTCTCTGCCTTGTACGTCGTTCTTCCAGCCCACCTTTTCGCCATTGGTCCGGAACCCGTGTCCCATATTAAGCCGTATGTAGAAATTCACTGCCCGTCCAAAACTGTCCTCTGGTACCGATTCAAACGCTGAATCGTATACCTGCCTTGCGTAAGGCGTGTAATATATTTCCCGTGCTAGGCGCTCCGGGTCTTTCCTGATCCACTCAAACAAGTTTACAACGTTTCCGTCGAGGTCGTTTACAGTCTCGATATTGGACCGCGGCTTATTGAATAGCACTGCGCCGCTACCGAAAAACGGTTCAATGTAGCTGTGGTGCTGCGGAAAATAACTGATAATCCAATCCGCTATACTCCATTTACTGCCTGGGTATTTCATAATTGCTTTCATTTTCAAAAAAGGAACCCGGCGCGCCTGTTTTCCGGAAAGGTTCCAGCTCCTTTCTTAATCGGTCAAATATCAGTTTAATGAATTATCGCCTGCCCACATGAAGAACATCTTCCTGCATTTACACAATCTTCTGTGGTCGATTCTCCGCAATTCGGACAAGGATAAAAACCATTCCCGTATTCGCATGTCTTGTAAACATCTTTTTGCATAGAAGCTGTGGCAATTTTATATGCTTCTTCGATATCAGAAAAACTTTCTCCCTCATTTGGAATAGTCGTTTTTCTACTTATAATTTCTATGGCTTTTTCAATATCCATCATGATCCTCCTCTCGGAAATATTAATTTTCCGGTTCTTTAAAAGACCATTTATTATATACTCCGTTTCTAATTTCTTCAGTGGCAGAAACTCCGCAGTTATCACAAGCCCAATGTTTGATAGTTATAAATCCCAAAGTATTATTATCAACTAAACGCATTTCGGATTCACAGTATTTACATTCCATCGGTTATCCCCTTTCAAAATATTAATTTAACTCTTTCCTGATTGCTTCTGACAACTCCGTTTCCCGTCCATAACAGTTCTCTATGCACTCAGCAGCACGTTCTAGCAACTCCTGTCTTTTTTGGTATCGGATTTGCAAGCAAGCTATTTCGGCCAGTTGCAAGCTAGACAATATTTCCTCCGGCTCCCGACCGGTATCTTCATAGGCTTTTAATTTCTGTACAATTGATATATATTCCTTATAATCTGCCGAATCTTTCCTGAAATATGCCGGCCCCCAAAGGTGTCCAAAACAATATAACTGTTCGTGAGAACTACCATCTGCATGTTTTACTATCTGGCTGTCTGTAATTCTTTTCATAGGCACATCTTCTTTCTAAAAGCTTAAATTAACTGTCTCTTCTCGCCGATCTAAACATCATTAGCAGCATTTCTGACACTGGTCTTAACCTATCCTGTCTCACCGCTTTTTTAACAGATTTTAAATCATACCATTCACCACGATGATTTTTCTTTTCTGGAATATACACGCCTACACGGTAAGGTATTTCGTTACGAACCTTTTCATAAACTTCTTGCGGCATAACATAATAGTTGAAATCTCCCAGAAAATTATGCCCGTTTTTTGAACGAAAATCTTCAACAGAGGATTTCACTTCATAACAGTAAAAATCTCCTTTTTCGATTCCGGACACCGTATTGTTGACCGGCTTAAACATCATGTAGTCCACGCGCACCGCATTACTGGTGGCATAGTCAAACGTAACTTCTCTGGCCCAGTAAATCCTCGGATCATTATGTGGACTTATGTACTTTTGTATTGATAGTGACAACAGCGCTGTAATCTCCGGTCTACTGCTCATTTCCCCTCCTAAATCTTAATTTTTTAACTCAATCAGGGCATCGAATATATTTTTCGATAACTCATAATGTTTACAGCGCTTTGATTCATTTTTTATAACCAGATCACCGGTTATTCCAAACATCTCCGAAACATCGGTTCGCTCCTGCTTATTTGTGCAATTTCCGTTCACATTCCATGCACAGTTAGCGCACTGTTTCTTTATCTGGATTTTTTCGGCAGCATGGCTTAGCTTGCCTAACATACAATCGCAGCCCTCGTCAACTGTACTTGACGGTATATACCGGCTGCGTCCGGTACCGTAATCCACTTCATCGTATCCATCACGGTAGGTATATGTTCGGGTTTTCCCGCAATACGGACATAATTTTTCAAGTGTCTTTCGCTGTGGTGTAGTACTATACATTTTCCTGATCCCCTTTCCATTCGATCACCAGCTCCGGTACCGTTATACATCTCGGCTGCCCTGGCACCATCTTGATAATCCCGGCGTCTGCCATCTGCTTGAGATGCAGGTGTACGCTGCTCGTGCTCTCCAGTCCTACGCCTTCCCCGATCTCTCTCACCGAGGGCGGCCAGCCGTGGGCTATAGTGTACTGGACTATGTAGTCCCTGATCTGCTTATGACGCTCTTTCATGGTCTGCCTTTCCGGCCTCGTGAAGCATCTCAGCTACGGTCTCCGCAAATTTCTTTTTCAGGTCTATATCATTGTCAACAAGTTCTTTACTTTTGATGCTCCGTTTGCTTCTGGTTTTCTCTCTGTACCTTGCCTCTGCCGCCTCGAAGTCAGCACCATTTTTTCGCATCTCCCGCCATACTGCCGCATAGGTTGAGCAGCCGTTTGTACTCCTGTCTGCTCTCGCCTCAATAAGTGGTTGAATGATCTCCTGTCTTGTCAACGCAAGTTTTGCAGCTTCCGCCGCCTGAGCTTTCTCTTCTCGTAATCTGCATTCCTCCTCAAAATTGAAAAGGATTGATTCGAAAAGATTCCTTAACTTCTCGCTCTGTGAAATGGCCTCAAGTGTTGATGGTTTTTTATCCGATCTGCCTTTACAGTCTTTTACTTCCTGCGCCAGGCAGACCCCATACTGCCGATCCATCTTAAGATATATTTTCCGCAGCACGGTATTTAACGAATCATTCTGCTTCGGATATCTCTTCGCCAGTTCAGTACCTCTTTTATTCATGTTCATTTTCCAGATCATGCACGGGTCCGGCTCCCCTTCCTGTTTTCTGACCGGCCCTGCTGTCTTCTTTTTTTTCCGCCGGAGGCTCCGACTCTGTATTTATCATTTCCTGCAGCTCCCGTAATCTGCCGTCAAAGTATGTAATCAATTCCGTTCTGAGTTCCGCAAATTTGGAATCCATGTATACCCTGTCAACAAAGTTTTCGGGATTATATCTCTTTCCCATGTTCACCATCTCCCATATTCTGTAGTCCCTGCATTACCAGAGCGTCATAATCAACCTCACGCTGTGGGAACTGCTGGAACTGGTTTGTTTTCTGTTTTCCTGTCCTTCCTTTGTCCTTCTGCTCAGCTTCTTTCACCGCATTTATCACCCATTTGCGGATTGCCAAATAATGACTCTTTGCTTTATAGCCTTTCATCTCGATATACTCATCAAGAAACGTGACTGCTTTTTCCGCCATCCCCTCGCCGTACTCAGCCTGTAGTTTTCCCTTTTCATCATCTGTTAACATAACATGTTTATATTCGCCATATTTGTGTTTTACTTTAACGTCAGGTGAGGGTGGAGCGTCAGCGGAAGCCGGTATATTATTATTAATCTTATCTATACTAATCTTATCTAATCTAATCTGAGAAGCCGAAATGGATACAGGCTGTACACATTCTGTATCCAAAGTGTATACGCCGGTCTCTGTCTGGGTCAAAAGTGCCTTTTCTTCGAGGTGGATTGTCTCCTTGTAGCGGTCCCTCTGGATGTAGTTATGGACCCACCAATGTGTGATTACACAAATCCCTTTTTCCATCTGGATTATGTAATTTTTTGCCACCAGAATCTTATAATCATCCTCACTGGCTCCAATGCTACGCATGATCTTTTTTGCATTGTCAAGGAATCCATCGTCATCCGCCCTCATACCAAGATGGAAGTAAAGCGCCTGGGCTGATTTCGGCATATCCAGGAACATATCGCTGTCAATAATTGCCTTTGAGAACATTCTCTTGTTTGCCATGTCTACACCTCAATTCCTGTTTTTCTGGCGTTCTGTGCCGGGGTAACGATCCGCAGGTTGTCTTTCCGGTTGTCCGCCCGATTATGGTTGATATGGTCAATCACAAGCCCATCACCGCGATACTGGCCGACTAACAGCTCATGCATTCGCATCATTTTTCCGTTTACCCTGGCCTGTGGGTATCCATCTATTCCGATCGACCATGAATGTTTTGACAGCCGGTCTACATCTTCGGCATCTACGTTAATTTCATCACCCTTGTGGGTACGTATAACATAGCTATTTGTATCCCTCTTTCCGCGTGTCTCCTGCTCTTCCTTCAAGCAGCCACAGGACTTTACATTCCCCAGTCTAAGATGCTCTCCTTTGACCAATTTGTCTTTTCCGCAGTTAAGACATTGACACTTCCAGTATCCCTTTCCTGCATATTCCCGAGCCACCAGAAACCCAAAATGCATACCGCTTAAATCTATATAACTCAATTGTAATTCCTCCTTTGTTCCCCCGCCGCTAGACGAAAGACGGCGGAGGCAGTACCATGGCAATTATTATGTTCGTGACACATTAATTCTTGCCCCCTATCTAAAGGCTCGTTTCAGAGCCGACAAGGCTTATTCTTTATATTTGATACCGTATACCTTATATTTCTCTGCAAAGCTGTTAAAACCGGTTGTATGAGCCTCTGTATGATGCACACGGCACAGACATATCTTTCGATGATCCGAATCATCAAGCGTCCTGCGATCATTTCCCATCCCGATTGCATCAACATGGTGGACTTCTCCCGGCCTTCCGCAGATAGCGCACTTTTTAAGCTTCAGACATGCATACAGGTAATGTCCAATATCATCAGTGCGGTTAAGCGCGAAATCTAATAGCGGTACTCCAGCTTCCAGCGCATAATCCAGTATCGTGTTGATATATTCCCGGGCCGTATCCATAGAGCAAGATGAGAGCGAAAAGTACTCGCAGCCTGTACGGTAAATATGCA